AACTACTACTTCACTCTAAAATTAATCACCTAAATCGTTGACTTGATAATTAAAGTAGTGTATACTTTATACATTACTCGTGAGATTATCAATGGACGAAAAAATTCAAAAAGCCTTTTCAGTTGCCAATTATATGGCAACTCTATCAAATCAGAAAAGAATTCTGCTTGAAGAATATAGCCAAAAATTAGTTTACTATACTAACGGTGCAACATTCAAAGTATCACAAGAGCTAATTACATTTACTAAGGCAGTATTAGACCTCGGTTACACATCTGACGTGCCGTTCGTTGACAATAATAATCTCCCAATAATTATCAATGATGTCCAACAATTCTTTGACGATATTATCATAATATATTTTGAATCGACTAATGATTATTCTGCAAAATATGCAGAAATTAAAAATAAAAGAAAAGTCGAGGACATAGTTAATCTATGACTGTTGGCGCCGTAATATTTGCTCAAAACAATGGCGGCATTGACTATGTTAAGATGGCAAACTTTGCCGCCACGAAAGTAAAACAGCATTTAGATATTCCTGTTAGTATAATTACCGATAGTAGTAAATGGTTGCAGTCGAATTTTCCTGACCATAATTTTGATCAAGTAATTTCTCTCCCCAAAGATACTACACGACAGACGAAGAAATTTAACGACGGTAAGTTAGCATCTAAAGTATTAGATTGGAAAAACCTTTCACGGAATCAAGTATATAATTTAACGCCGTATGATAAAACATTGGTGTTGGATAGTGATTATATATTAAATTCTAATGTATTAAAATCTGCGTTGGACCTCAATCACGATTTTCAAATTTATCAACACAGTTTTGATCTTGCATTAGGAAGGGACACCGCTGAGTTTAAAACTATAAATCAATATAGTATTCCGTTTTTCTGGGCTACTGTTTTTATATTTCAAAAAAACCCAATAACAGAAGTATTTTTTAATTTAATCGATTATATTAAAGCTAACTGGACATACTACAGAACACTATACACTATTGATGCTACCGTATTTAGAAACGATTTTGCATTTAGCATTGCTATACATATAATGTCGGGCAATACTACAAATAGTTTTTCTACAGAGTTACCTGGAAAAATGACTTATTCCGCTGATACTGATATACTAGTTACTGCTGAAGATAACAATATGCAGTTTTTAGTTGAAAAGAAAAACTATCCCGGAGAATACTTAATAGCAAAAACATCAGGGCTAGATGTACATGTTATGAACAAATATAGTCTTTTAAGATTTATCGACGGGGGCACCGGTGTCTAAAGGTTTCGTTGTTCTCGCACAAAATAATAAAACAGTTGATTATATTACTCAAGCGTATGCACTAGCGTTGAGTATTAAAGCAAGTCAGACTAAGTATAATTCGATTAGCCTAATAACGAACGATACAGTACCGAAAAAATATCAAAAGGTATTTGATCAGATTATTCCGATTCCGTTCAACGATGATGCGTTAGATACCGATTGGAAAGTTGAAAATCGTTGGAAAATATTTCACGCTACTCCTTATGATGAAACTATGGTGCTCGATGTTGATATGTTATTGTTAGAAGATGTTAGCGGTTGGTGGGATTATTGTAGTAACTACGATATTAAATTTTGTTCACGTATTAAAAATTACAAATTAGAAACAGTAGTTGATACAATACATCGAAAAGCATTTATAGCAAATAACTTACCCAATGTCTACTTTGCACTACATTATTTTAAAAAGTCTGATACAGCATACGATTTTTATAAAGTATTAGAATTTGTATGTAATAACTGGGAATGGAGTTATGATCATTTTGCTGTAAAAGAATATCAAAAATGGTTAAGCATGGATTTGACAGCGGCTATTGTAGTTGATATGATGGGATTGACAGAAATAGCCCTAGATAAAAATAGCCCATTGGAATTTATACATATGAAAGTTCCTCTACAAGGTTGGTCTTCGGGAACATCTAATTGGAGTAGCACTGTACCCGTTAATTTAACAAGTAATGGGAACCTCGAAGTTGCTAATATACGTCAACATAAATTATTTCACTACGTTGAAAAAGATTTTATTACTAAATCTATCTTAAAAAAATTAGAGGATTTAGCAAATGGCTAAAGTTCAAAAATTCTATGCGCATTATAACGTAGATACTAAAAGAATCTATGGCATTGCAAATCATAAATCTATTGAAACAGGAGTTGAAATTACACGCGATGAATTTTTAGATTTTATTAGCGGCGTAACAGATTTTCATAATTATACTGTAAGTAAAAAAAGTTTAGTATTATATAATGAAGTAATTGCTACCCCTTCAAACGGCATATTTTTTGTAATTAATGAAAAACCTAAAAAGAAAACAGAATTAACAGTAGATTGGAATTTAAAAGATGCATGTTGGATCTTTTCTATCCTAGATGAATATAAGGTTTCTGCAATAGACGAGATGTCAGCCCAAGCATTATTTTTTGTTGTATCAAAAGAAAATTTCAATCTCCTGTTTAAAACTATAATTATTAATATTGCTGACTTAGTTGCTGGCAAAGTAACAGTGCCATTTTCTACAGAAGTTGAGTACACTTTATCTAAGATAGAGTTAGTAACACGATTTACATTTAAATCCTATGGATTAAACATTTATGATTAAAATTATTGAACAAGATATTATATTTCTCAGCTATGACGAACCAAATGCTGAAAAGAACTATGCTAAATTACTAGAGATATTTCCTTGGGCAAAACGTGTACACGGAGTCAAAGGTAGCGACGCCGCACATAAAGCCTGCGCCGCTCTAAGCGAAACAGAGTACTTTGTTACTGTAGATGCAGATAATATTGTAAATCCAAAGTTCCTTGAAGTAGAAATAGACCTAGACGCACTTGGATTAACCGGTGAGAATGTGTTTAGCTGGTGTGGCAAGGTTCATGTTAACGGACTCATGTATGGCAACGGTGGCCTAAAATTATGGACACGTAAATTTGTTAACGAAATGAAAACTCATGAAAACTCAGATCCGTCTGATACTAAGGGCCTAGTTGAATTTTGTTTCGATGATCGGTATTATCAGTTTAATGAAAACTACTCAGAAAGTTTTACAAACGAAACGCCATTTCAAGCCTGGAGAGCAGGATTCCGTGAAGGCGTAAAGATGAGTTTAGACCAAGGTGCTAAGGTGACTGATTTAAGTAAGATTTGGTGGCAAAACTATCAACGGCTACTTATTTGGTCTAATATTGGTTCTGATGTAAAAAATGGTTTATGGTCAATCTATGGAGCAAGAGAAGGAGCATATCTTACCAATTGTACAGATTGGGACTACGCAAATGTGCGTGACTTTGAATGGCTTACAAACGAATGGAATACCAAATATAGTAAAGTAACAGATAAAATGTTACCCTATGAAATTATGGGACTAGGCGAAACTCTTAATCATGAGTGCGGACTAGAATTATTTGATCCTAACGAGATGACTAGTAAATTCTTCAAGAAAGTATATACAAATACACCCCGAATTATACGTAACCGATAATGTACGACATTGTATTCATAAGTTATAATGAACCAAATGCAGATGAAAATTTTGCTAGGTTAAAACAACGATTTCCGTTAGTTAAGCGTGTACACGGAGTTAAAGGTATACATCAAGCTCACATAGCCGCAGCCAAAAAATGTTTTACTAAAATGTTTTGGGTAGTAGATGCTGATGCTAACATATTAGATAGTTTTAAATTTGATTACACTGTGCCTGAATGGGACTTAGATGTTGTGCATGTTTGGCGCAGTCGCAATGCTATCAACGGATTAGAATACGGTAATGGCGGTGTTAAATTACTCCCTCGTAAACTAACTATTGATATGGATGTAACTAACATAGATATGACTACTAGTATTAGCAGTAAATTTAGTCCAATGCCTGAAATTAGCAATATCACTGAATTTAATGTAGATGCATTTAATACATGGCGTAGTGCCTTTAGAGAATGTTGTAAACTATCTAGTAAAGTAATTGATGGACAAATTACACATGAAACTGAACAGCGCCTTAATGCTTGGTGTACACTTAATGATACTGCTTCTTATGGGTTTTATGCCTATTTAGGCGCACTCGCCGGCCGCGCCTACGGTCAAAAGAATGCCTCTGATAAAGAGGCATTGTATAAGATAAATGATTTTACTTGGCTAGAAGTTC